TTTACAACAAATCAAAGGCTTTGGCTGGGGATTTTAGTAAGATGGACAGTATTATCACTCATGCAAATTATTTAGAAATGGCAAGATTTTGCAGGGAGATCATTGATGAGTTTTGGAACGAGGATTCCAACACTTGGGGTTATGGCAAACAGGAAGTTATGAATATATTAGACACGATGTGGTTTGATATATCAACAGCTATGACTCATTGGAATGGCGATCTTATCAGATTCCCTAGCGGGAACAAATCAGGGATTCCACCCACTGTGGAGATCAATGGATGGACAATCATTCAGGAGTTGGGAGCTATGTTTTTAATGCTCCCAGGCAATGAGGATAAAATTGTGAAATACTGGCTAGCGTTAACCACGTTAGGAGATGACCATGAAGGAACTACATTGGACGAGAGGCTGAACCAGAGACATGTAGCCAAAACGTACGCTTCACTGGGAGTGAAGTACACTGATCCGTCTAAGAAAGGAGAAGTTCAAGAATGGTCGGATTGGAACTTGCATGAGAACACTGGAGTCGACTTTTGCAAGAGAGGTCATGTGTATGACGATAGAGTGAAAGGTTTTATGGCCCCTTTGGACACTATGTCGATCCGAAAGATGCTACATTGTCTTATGCCAACCAAAGAGGATAAGATGGAAGTAACCATAGGGAATTACCGCAATGCTCTCAGAGAGCTTGGCAGGCACGAGAAGAGCACTTTTGAAGAGTGGAGATCTGCTATAGAAAAAACTCTTATTGAACACGGACTCGAGAACGCCGTCCCAGAACTTCAATGGTCACATGAAGACTGGGGAAAAGAGTTTCGAAATAAATATTGGAAGACGACATTTCCTTCCGAATACCTACCAATACAGATTACCGCGGACGACCTTATCCTCGAAGGTTCCGATGGCATATTGGTCAGTGAAAGAGGTGCGATCCAGGCTGAGTCGTCTGGATTGCGAGAACAACGACTCGAATCTAAAACACAAGATACAACAGGAGTTATGCGAATCGAAAGTCCTGTAATCCCAGCGTCTGGCGGGTTACAGAATGTGCATGATTCCAACGCAGACCAGG